TCAGATAGTCGGCCGGTATGGCTCATAAACCGCCAGCACTTCGGCCGTCACCTTTCCGAGCACCACTACCCCATCCAGTCCCTGACCGTCGATCGTCTCGCCGTCCTGAGTGATGATGCCCGAGGGGAACAGTTTCCCAATCTGCGGGTAATCCTCAAACTGGAATGCAACCTTGTCGCCAGGCTTAGGAGGGATAGAACGGTCTACCAGCACAAACCCTTCCGGTGTTTCAATGCGCATCATATTGGCCGGATTAGGCATCAGAATGTCATTCAGGCTCAGGAGGTGCTCAACATGGTCCTGCGCAGGAGATGGAAATCCCATAGCTACCTCACATATCCCATGTTCATCAGTGCGTAAGTGCGGTTTTCACCGCCATCAGTTACCAGTTCTCTGAACATGTTCTGTTCGCGACGTATCCACTGATTGCACTGTTGCAGCGTCCATATGTGATTTACCGCCTCAAGGTTTCGCTGAAATGTACCGGTAGTAACTACCTGCCGGCCCCTGCCGTCTCTGCTTATCGCCTGTAAAAAGGCACCTTTGATTTCGTAGTCGCGTGGCATGATAAATCCTCCATTGATAAATACTGTATGGATAAACAGTAATATCGATCGGTGGTTTTGATCAAGACGGAGCGGCTAACAGATTTGTAAAGGTGCGGTTGTGAATGGGTTTTTATTTGAGCAGCAGGCGGGGGAGTGACTAATCTCAAATGACCTACACCGCAATCTGCTCAGACAGGTTCGGCTTAGTCATTGCCCGGTCGCCGGGCCTTTTTTAATGGATTCTTATGAATCTTCGAATCTTAATGCCGCCTTTACTTGATCGATGCCCCTTGAAGTGACAAACTTTGCCCGCCCGCAGAAGACGAGGCAGGAAACTAAATGTAGTATTTATTGACGGAAGATGATATGCGTGGGACCAGTTTATGACAAGAAGAAAAATTGATATTTTATTTATTATATTTGCCTTAATTTCCTTCCTGGTTTTTGTGTCTGGATACCATTCTTTTAACTCCTCAAAAAAATACGAATTGCCGCACATAGCTGGTAACTTTGACGGCTGGGGAGTGACATCGTGTGAATTTGGAGATGGATTCGTAAACGTATCCGGCTGGTCCGCACCTAAAGATGCGTATAAGCTGAAAACCGAACTTTACTTAAAGGATGATAAAGGCGGGGGTTACTACAAGATCAAAACCCTAATGTATCAGAGAGGTCATGAAACAGATGAGATGAAAGCCAACCGGTATTTCGACAACTCTGGCTTTGTTTCGGCCCTGCGTCTTCCTTTCATACAGGAGTCAGCATCCAAAAAAATAACTATTCTGTCAATGGGAAGAGATGGGCAATGGTATAGAGGTGAATATGACTGCTCAAAATAAAATAAATTATGTAATAGCTTTTTTTGTTGCCATTGCTCTTGCTGGGATTTCTGCTTCGTTAAACTTACAGAACTTCGCAGACGACCTGGTTTTCTCGCATGCTCTTGACAACACGTCGCTCTATGATTTCATGGTTGGAAGCTATGCAGGCTGGAGCGGAAGGTTTACCCTAAACGCGTTGATGGTCGGAACGATCAATTATCACGCTGTTTGGAAGGTTGGAATTCCATTAAGCATTATCTTGCTCTGTTCCTCTGCTTCGCGAATCATCACAGGTAAATTCGATTTAAAAGTTACTGCACTTTCAGTTTTTATTTACCTGCTTTTGCCAAAAGAGATACTGGCCAATGGTTCATGGTGGATAACCGGGTTTTACAATTACCTCCTGCCTGCTGCTGCCATGCTCTATTCACTTTCAGTTTTCATGAAGCGCGGAGCTGTTGGCTGGACTGAAGGAGCTCTGTCGCTGCTTTGCCTGACAATATCGTGCTTTAGCGAACAGACATCCATTGTAACTGCGGTCTCTGCTCTGCTCCTTATTTTCTTTTGCCGTGATTTCCGCAGGCCTTTTTCTTACGCCTATATCCTTGTGACCGCAGTCCTGTCATGGTTGATGTTTTCAGCACCAGGAAACTTTCATCGGCTTCAGGAAGAAACATGGAGATGGATGCCGGGGTATGAATCTGAAAGTCTTGTTAATAAACTGATTTACGGATACGACAGGATCCACCAAGCAATGGTAATGCCTGATAGTATCGTCTTCTGCCTCCTGTGCATACTATGCATAATTCTTATCATCAAAGATAAAAACAGAACAAAGGTCGGGTCAGTTTTTGCGCTGGTAATGATGGCTCACGTCGCGTTAATGCTACTAATCAGGCTGGGCCTGCTCCATCCGAGCGAGTCATTTTATAATCCTGAATATCTGAACCCACAGAGATGGATCTCGATCAGCAGATATTGCTCTTATTTATTCACAGGTTTTGTGATTCTGGGAACGTGTTACGCTCTCGCTGTTGCAGCGCTTAAAGACCGAGATTTCGTTAAACCTTTGGTCATGATTATTCTTGGATTTGCCACCATATTAATGGTTGGTTTCTCACCTACTGTATATGCCTCGGGAATGCGTGTTTTATATCTGTGGGCTGTTATGATTATGTGCTCATCATGCTTTATATTTTATAAAATATACGGGCATGAAAAAGAAATACTAAGAAATGTCGTCGCATGCATTATTGCTGCGTACATTATTTCAATTTGAAGCAGGAGATCTATTGTGAATAAAAGCAAAAGCAGGAAGTTATTTCCAATTGCAATGTGCATTGGCCTGTTAATTATTGTTATTATTGCCTTTGTCATGCCGGTAATGCCTTACTGATAAAAAAGGCTGCACGTAACAATGCAGCCTAATTACATTACTGCTTTTCTTGATCTAACCCATTGCTAGCACTCATTTCATTTGATGGTGATGACTCGGCCTGCATCATGACCTGCGCGTCAATACTAGCAATAAGTCTGGCAACCTGGCTGTATGGCATGTTGCCAAGAGCGGCCCCGACAACTCTTAACTCATCTTTGGTTAATTCTAATTTATAAGTCATATCACACCGCGTAGTAAGGAATTTTATAAAGTGTGTTAGCAAGACGTATCTGAAAATACCCCTGCTGAGCCCCGGCTCCTGCTGATACTTGTGGGTTATTTATCTTAACAACTCCTGTTCCTTTTGGCGTCAAAGCGACGTCAATATTTGTATCAGTTCCGGTAGCCTGAATAGCAGCGGCGAACCCTGCGTTAGCGGGGATAACCTCAAGGCCATTTACATAGGTATCGGATACATCAACACGAAACATCGTGCGCGTTACTCTGTTTCTGAATAGCATTCCTGAGTCAGTGAACGCTAGTTGCTGCGTTGCTGCCGGATTACTTACACCTGATGTCAGGGATGCGCCAAGATCCCCCGCGCCAAACATCCAACGCATAGCCTGGTTTTTTGCCATCTCAATAGCAACCCCAGCGCCGGTTATCCCGTCCGTTCCGGCAAGCGAGGTTGAATGGAAGACAATCCCCTTATCAAAAGGAGCTCCATTATTGATAATTGCCAGAGCTGCTGAAGCTTTGGTTGAGGAAAATTCCGCCCCAGAAGCAATCCACCCGCCTACAGTTAATCCATCCTGGAACATGTCATAGGGTTGAATACCCACAGCTGAACCAAAGTTAACAATATCAAGCTCAAAACCGTGGGTCCGACCGGCCCCAGCGAACCGCTGAGCCTCCAGGTATGCACCATAAGCAGTCTGAGGGAAGGCGGTATTATCGTTAATGCCGTAACCAGAAAGACCAATACAGCCTAACGAACCTGCTGATGCGAAATCAGAGCTTCGTGACGCACCCAAAACCGCTCCCTGACCAATGGTAGACAGAACTGCAAACTGCGCATTGTTAGTCGTGGCCGGGCGGATAAGCTCCATCCAGTCCTTAGTAGAAGAACTTGGCGTGCTTGATATTTTTCCATCGTTATCCGCGGCTGCTCCGATGAAAAGCCTGTCGTTTTGGCGATGAATTTTAGCCTCGGGGTGAACATCAATCCAAAAATTGCCCGTCTTCGGCTGCTCAACCAGGATATCTGCAAATCCATCGATTAATTGCGATCTTAATGCTGAATCACCCACTGTAAGCCACTTTCCAGCGCCCTCACCACCCGAGCTAGCTGGCGTTGAATTTTCTGGCACTACTTTAGGTCCTGATGCAAACGACCCCGTCCATTTGTAGTATTCGCCATCTGCTGGATTGAACAATATTTCATTTGGATTGGATATAGTTGCGCCCGTAGTGAACGACTTACCATTTAAAATGACATAACCAAAAGCTTTCATCGCCTGCTGCGACAAATAGTTTAACCCCTCAATGGTATAATGCTCATTCCCCAATCGATCTGTATAAGTTCTATTGGAAGATGAAACGAACTCGTCAACTTTTCCTGCGTTGAATTTAAGATCGCGAGGCGACTCGCTTGGAACTTGGTTTTGTGTCGGTTGAGTGGCCATATTTTTTCCATAAAAAACCCGGCACGGCGCCGGGTCTGGTTGGTCGGTGACGGTTCTTATTGATAGATAGCGTCGCTGTATTCCGCGACTGTCAGAGATACCGTGTTATCAGTGTTAGGTTTGATACTGCTGACCGTCCATAGTTGACTGTCCATCTCTTCCACTGTCGCTATGAGATAGCGCGATGGAAGCTGCACTGAGTCTCCGTTCCATATATTGAGCTGAATGTTAGGCATTGCGGCGGTGAAGCCATATTCGGTATCAGCGCGGGGCGTTGCCGGGTAACGCAGTGTCGGTTTACCCAGACTATCGGTGACCAGCACATACATATCCCCGGAAAAGGTAATCTGCTCGCTGGTATCAAAGTCATTCCCGGCGCGGCCGGTGATATATCCCTGTTGTTCGTTGCTGTCATAGATGTCAGGCATCTGAATAACGCTACCTACCTGGATGATGCCGTCCTCAAATACTTTGGCGTTCATTCTGGTTCGTGAATACATCAGCCGCTTTGCTTCACGTAATGCACGCTCGCGTGCCTGGTACTCGTTGCGGAGCCCGACGATCTCCATCTTATTTGGGTTCTCTGCTTCCTGCTCTGTAATGGCGCCGTTGATGATGCGATAGTTAATGTACGTCTTGTTGTTCGTTGATGGATGCACATAGGACACCTGAACTCCGTCATAACCTCCCGGAAGCGTGGCTTCATACGTTATTTTGTATTCATCCGTTTTCATGTTGGCCCGGTTAAATACGGCGGCGGGATTGGCAACCTTTTGATCACGCGTAAACGTCAGCACGTTGTCATCCATGAATGCGATAACGCTTGCGGCATTGCATATAGCCTGCACTCGGTCGCCCAGCGAATCGTTCTCATCGTCAAACGTGTAATCGAAGTAGCCAAGGCGAGCATCAGGCAGTGCTTCTGCGATCGCATACAGGCCGTAGAGGTCGATGCTACTGACTGGTTGCTCACCAATAACCAGCCACTCATGCGCGACTGCATCGGCAAAGGAACGGGACGCTCGCAGCGTATAATCTACTGCGCGCGCGTCGAGGTTGTAGCTAATAGTTTTGCGGGTGGCTAACAGATTATATTTTCGCTCGCGACTTCCTAGTGCGTTCTCCGTTGCCCTGACCCTGACGCGCACAAGCGTATCAGTTGGGTGCGTCACGTTCTGGCGTATATTGATACTGTGAATCTCTTCTACTTTCAGAAGAGAAGCGTCGCCAGAGTTATCGGTACGCTGGAAACTGATTGCATATTTCCCAAAGCCTCCAGCAGGCGTCAGCTTGTCTGTTCGGTAAAAAACCTCGCTGGTTGACTGGTGTGGCGTTGTCTGGCGATAAGTAAAAGTCTGCTGAGTCCCGGGAACTTGCGTGTAGTCATCATTGATCTTCCAGATGATGACTTTCCAGTTGGTCTCTTTCTTCCCGCCTAAGCTCGACTGCGTATGTAACCACAGTTGATCGGACGCGACAGGCGAGAAGAATGGCCCCACAACCAGCGCTTCGTTGTCATTCAGTACGAACTTGGTGGTATTAATAGTGGCATTAGCCGGGATGTCCTGCGGCCCCTCCAGTTGGCTGAAGGTGAAGGTGTACCAGCGTACCGGATTTGTCACCGCGCCGTCGTTCGTTTCCACAGCTGATACCAGCGAGCCAGAAAACGTTGCGTCCGTTGTCACGTTGCCGGATGCCGTGCTGTACGTTACGTTAATTGTGAACGTAACCGCGTGTGGCAGGACCAAATTTTTGAAATATTCGAACTCTGCCTGCTTCACTATCTTTATGGCTATCTGGCCGCCGGAATAACTTCCGCTGACCATCGTATTGGCGGTGGAAGACTGGATTGGGAAGTCACTTGCCTCGTTCTGTCCTGGCACTTCTTGACCGTCTACATCGTCGAAACCATAGCCTTCTACGATTTGCGGAATTACTTCTCCGGGCTGATAAACCTGATATTCCGCACCGGCTAACGACCCGATACTGGACTCGGAGTAACGCACTGAGTCGTAGTCATAACTTCCAATGCCAATACACATCCATTCCGTGACATACTTCAGCCCGCCGCTCTTCACATTCTGTGTAACGTACTCAAATACCGATTCCTGAATCAGATCGGGGAATGAGCGTACCTGACCGTAAATGTCCGGCTTAGCCTTATAAACTCGAGCGGTATTTGTCTGTCCGGTCAGGGAATTATTCGGAGAGTCCACTGAGTTCCCGCCGGAGTTAGCAATGGCCGGCTTTGGCATCAGGAAAGAAAATACCTGCCCAACCACCTTGAATATTGGGCTAAGGATGTCACCTACGACACCTTTTGGCTGATCGAATATCTGAATGTGGTCCAGCTCTGACAGCTCGAAATTCAGCTCATCATCCTCTTCCAGTTTCACGCCATTACGCACAATAAGCACGTCACGGTGCAGCGCGGTGTCATTATCTTTCAGCCAGGCATAAAAAAAGGTGCCGTTAGGCACCCTGTAACGCTCTTTAGGCGTTCCGGGAAATCTCTGCAGTTCAATCAGTGCCATATCGAAAGTATTCCACTTTGGTGAATGCGCGCTGGATCAGCATCAAAGAGTCCTGCCTGACACTTCCGTTTTCGCCACGAGAATGCAGCGCCTGACGCCGCAGAATAAGCCCAACATGTGCCGGCCGCGTGCCGGTATAGCCAACAAATATCCCGCCCTCTACAGGATGCGGCACCTGCTGCCAGAAAACCACGTCACCCTGATAGCAGGTGAAGAAGTCTGCACCCGATTCGTAGTCTGGTGTCTGATGCAGCTCTATACCCAGCACCTGCCGGTAATAAAGCACCACCAGTCCCCAGCAGTCGACGGAATCAGTCGTACATGACCGGTTTGCCCAAGGAACGCCGATCATGCGCGCAATAAAATCATAGGTACTGCAGTCCAGTGTATTCCCGTGGGTCATAGAGGCGGCCAACGTTATTGTTGAGTGGGTTGGTGACAGATAAGGTGACGGAGGCATTTTCAGCATCTATGTCCACAGTTTTGACGTAGAGCTGCCATGATTTAATCGGTGCTGACACGTCGCCACTGTCAAATATCTGCCGGGTGGCGGTTATCGCTGTTAAACGCGATGCACCCTTCCATTGCTTCATCATTGATTTGACGTCTGAGGATATCCGCCCAAGCTTGACGGTAGCGTCGATTACCGGCGCCCCACTCTGCTGGCTTTCCTCAATTTCAAATCTCGCCGGTTGGTAAACCAAGCCTCCGAGCGTTTTGTTGTAAAACTGCTTATCGACGAGACGCACATAACCGAATGATGGATGGTAAAACGTCAGCGTGTCATACAGGCCGCGTGTCGGTCGCTGTTGCTTGTATTCTCGAAAGGAAGGCATCAGGGAACCCTCGGCAAGGACTCTGGATCGCGGTTATCTGGGTATCCAGTTACAACAATATCCAGCCAAGAATCCCATGGCGGCGGCAACTCAACAATGATGTCATCGAAGTCGTCATCTGGGTTATTCAGGCGGTTAGCTATTACCGTCCCCGTCCACGTCACAACACCCCCGTCTATGCTGGTCTGCACAGGCATCTGTGTGAAGTGCAGTTCCTGTATCTGAATACCGCTGCCGCCAATGTCGATTTTCATGCGGAACCAGTTTACGCCCCGGTTTAGGTAGTTAGGGCTTCTCAGCCATTGCTGAAAAGCCCTTTCTTGCGCCAGTGTGAATATCCATGTTAGCGACCAGGTAACCTTCAGATCATCGGTAAGGTTTTGAAAGATAGCAGGCCCAACCGCAGGCTGATCCGAAAGGAATCCAGTATCCAGCGTCATATTCTTGCTGGCTTTCTGCGCCAGCGGCAGCCAGTCGGGATAGTCAATAATCGGCATTAACTTTGCCCCCTTGGCGTGCGTTTAACATTAAAGTTGCTGGTGATGCTGCTACTGATAGGCCCGCCGTTATTCAAATCTGCAACAATCACGTCGACAGTTAGTCCACCATTGCCGTCATTACCAGCCTGTGCATCGACAGATGCCGAGGTGTAGTTCTGAATGTTGATTACCACTCCGCCTCCGCCAGCACCCTGCATATCCTTATTGCTGATTACCGAACCGTTATCGCCGGGGATCATGTATTGCTTGCCACTGCTGGCCTGATATATTTCAGGCAAACCACCTTCGCCCACCTGATACATCGACCCAGCCGAAACAGGACCGCCGTTCTTACGTGCTCCGGCAACAGACAGTGCTTGCGCCATTCCAACGGTTGCGCCTATTCCTATTTGAGCTGGCACGGCGTTTGCTCCTGATGTTGCGAGCGAGGTCATAGCCGCAGCTGGCGCCATGGCAGCAGCTATAACTGCCCCTTGTGCCGCCGCAACTCCCGCCGCAGCGGTCATCCCCACCTGCCCCATAATTACCGACTGAAGCCATGCAACACCCATCTGTACAAATGAGTTGATTACGCTGTTAAGCACGGTCGAACCAAGCGAGCGCATTGCGTCCTGAACAGACATGCTTCCGGTCAGGATGCCGGTCAGGGCATTAGAAGCATTACCTGCAAAACTATCAAAGGCAGCGGCTGCAACTTCATTGCCAGCACTCTGTTGCCGCCATATTTCCCACTGAGCTTCGATTCGCTGCTGCTCATATTGGGTGTTAGCGGCATTTCTCAGTGCCAGACCCTGCTGCTCGGTGAGGGTTTTATTAGCCTCGAATTGCTGGATCAGCGCCAGTTTCTGCGCGTTTTCATTAGCCAGTTGCTGGACTGGGTCAACCATACCCGCGGCGGATTGCTGCGGGGATACTGCCTGGTCAGCACGTATTTTTGCGAGGTTAGACTGATGCTCTTGCTCCAATCTCTCTGAGGTGGCGTTGTACTGCTCCTGGCTAATCTTTTTCGCAGACAATGCTGTGTTTAGATCTTCAACATCCTGCTTGTAGCTGGCGTTTTCTTTGGCCTCTGGCAGTAGCTTTTCAGCCGCAGCCTGAGCCCTGATCGCGTTTCCGGCATCCCACTTGGCAGCTGCATACTGTCCAGCAAGCGCGATATCTTCCTTGGTGGCAGCGATACCCAGCGATTGCTGTGCGTTAAGGATGGCTTGCTCGCGGCTTAACTGGCTTGTTGACCCTGCTGCCAGCTCTGACTGCCCTTTGAGGTTCTCAAGCTTCTGCGTGATTGCCTCTGCCCGACTTGCAGTAGTCTTGCCTTCCCTGTTGTTCTCTTTCTGAGCCTCAGTATTGCGGTAAGTTGCTGCGTACTGATCCTCAATAGCTTTAACTCTTTTCTGATCAGTTACCCCTGCATCCTCGGCGTCGTATTGCGCCTGAAGACGGGCGCGCGCCTCACCTTCAAGCTTTGACAGAGCAAGCCTTCTCTCAGAGTTCTTGACCAGCTTTTGGGTGGCTGCATCGTCGCCTTTAGTGCCAGAAGGCTTAAATCCGCTGTTATTTTTTGCATCCTGCGCTGCCTTGGCTCGAATGCTGGCTATTTCCTGCTCGGTCTTTTTGAGCTCGAATGCTGCCTGGCCTCGACGCTGCTGGAATACGGTGTCAGTCTCGTACCAGCGCTGGCCCTCTTGGACCTCTTTATTTAGATCTTGCTGGAGCTTAATCAACTTCGGCATCCTTGCCGCATCGCCAGCATTGTTGTTATAGAAATTCAGGTTATCAGCAACGTTCTGCATCAGACCGGCAAGCGTAGACGTCAGGCCAATAGCCTGGTTCAGATCGCTGATCGCATTTCTGAATGCCACATCTAGGCTGTTTTTTGCCCTCTCGATGCTGACCGGCATCTTATCGAATTCTTCATTCACCGCCTGAGAACGACCCTGAATAGCATTAAGCGCGTCAGTTGCACTTAATTTCCCCTCAAGCATTCTTTTACGTAGTTCGCCGATAGAAATTCCGAGCCCGGAAGCGATCTGGCGAGCAAGCTCTGGCATCTGCTCCAGTATTGAGTTGAATTCTTCAGCTCGAATCGTTCCGCCTGCAATAGACTGACCAAACTGGCGAAGTGCGTTAGACATTTCTTCAGCCGAAGAACCGCCAATTGTTCCAATTTTTTGAAGGGTGGATGTGAGTGCCAGAATCTGAGAGTTTGTCGCGCCTGTTTCCTTAAGAGCAGATGTCATGGATTCCCATAACCGCTCGGTGTCAGCAAGGCTACTGCCAGTTTGCGATGCAATAACAGAAAGGGACTTCATTGTCTCTCTGGCGGCATCAATACTTGGACTTAGCCTCGCTACGCGCGCCTGAAGCGTGCTCATCTCATCGCCAATTGCGATCAGACGCTTTGCTGTTTCCAGAGTGAAAGCAGCGCCGATAGCAATGCCAACCTTGTTCAGCGCCCCCTCAAACCGGCCGGCAGACTGAGATGATTTGTTGAAACTTCCATCCATCTGGTCAAGGCGCTGGTTAACTTTTTGCTGAGCGGCAATCAGATCAGCGACATCCATCTCTACCTGGTAAACAATGGTGCCTAGTTGCTTATCACCTGCCATTCGCTTCTCTCCGGGCATAAAAAAACCCGCTTAAAGCGGGTTCTTGCATTTTTGGCTTAGCGCTTTTCGCGCTACTGCTGGTTCTTTTGATTTGTCATATAGCTGAGGCGTTCCAACTCTCACCCCGCCGTTTACCTCTTCAGCCTCTGATATAAAGTTGAGGGAAACTTTTTGCCCCCCTGACCTGGCTGTAATTACACCGCACACGTTCCCCGAACGTGAGTATTCAGAATATTCTGCGCTAGGAAAGAACTTAGCATTTTCAAAAGACTCAACTGTTACTTCGGAAGGAAACCACACAGCTTCAGCTTCTTTTTTGACTGACGTAACTATCTCATCGTCTGTTACAGCAAGCGCTGAAAATGGAAGCAACATTGCCAACATTGTGATTAAAATTTTCATAATTTACGCCTTTAGTTATTTGGAAATCATCCTACCAGGAGGCGGTTTTTTTTCAATAAAGACGAGTAAATTTTGCGCAGTGTTTCGGTATTAAGCAGCTTTCGCTCTCCGCCTTTCCTGTTTGGCTAAGAACTCGTCTCGCGTGGCGTCATATTCTTCACGAGTAAAGCCTTTCTGGTCAGGGTATTTCGCTGCAAGCATCATCTGGAACTCTGTCATGCTTAACTGCTCAGCCTCATTCCTGCTCATCCCGAAGTGGTTTCTTGCGGCGTTAATGTAATCGAAGGAATTAAACTCTGTCGTTGCCTTGCCGCTTTCATGGCGCTGTAACTGCCGAACCTTTGCCTTACCGATGATGCCATGTGTTATCAAGGACTGAGCGATTAGCAGCATCTCAAAATCACCCATCAAGCCCATGCGGCGCTTAAATGGCCTGCCTTTCGCTCTGGCCGGACGGAACTCACCAATAAGAGCAGACAAATCATCCTCACAGCACGCCTGCATCACAGTCATGGCAGCCATAAGCGCTCGCTTTCCGTAATTGCAGCTGCGGATGTGCTCGATTAGCCAGGCTGGAACATGTCCATATGCGGCAGTTGCACGCTCTATCAGAGGTGTCAGCTCATCGTGGTGCAGATCGGCGAAGGTCTGAACAATCTCCTGCGGTTCACCGATTCGGCTCATTGCAGCGAACGAAGGACGGAAGAAATATTCATCCTCTCCAGCTGTAATCATGCACTCGCCAATCTCTTTGTAAGGTGTCATGGGTTAATCCGGTAACAGACATTTTCGGGGCCACCAGGTGGAAGCCCCTGAAATGGATATTATGCGGTGATGGTCGCAGCAGTGGAGCCAGTAAACGCACCATCAGTCGATGTGAAGGTGATGCTTGCAGTGCCGACTGCGACACCCGTCACCAGCCCGGTAGAACTTACCGTTGCTTTTGTCGCGTCTGAAGTTGTCCAGGTTCCTGACTTGTCTGTTGCATCAGCCGGTAATACGGTCGCTGTAAGCTGGCGGGTCGCACTAACTGCAATAGAGGTTGTCGCTGGTGTAACAGTGACACCCGTAGCAGGCACTCTGTCATCGGTATCGACTACCTGGATGGTATCGGCTGCCGCCACCTTGAACTCCGTGGAGAAGGTGATGATGTCGTTAGTGCCGCCATCAGAACTCAATGCGTTGATCAGCATGTACCCCTGGAAGGTGATCGGCCCGAACTCCATGCGAACCCAAAGAGTAGGCTGGCGCGCCGCCTGAATTTCAGTGTTGAAATACTTAATCAGGCGACCAACACCATACTGGTCGAGCTTATCGTTACGGCGAACCTCACCCTCAAACGAGATAGTGAAGTCAGCGTTTGTAACAATGTTCTCTACGTAGCCTTTGGTGTCATCGGCATCTGACGTCACGCTGTTCGGCGAGAAGTCGAAGCCTTTACTGGTGCCTGCAGCCAAAGCCTTCCACTCTGACTCCTGCGGCACTGTATCGGCGCAACCATCAGCTACTTCGAGCACAATGGCGCGGCCAAACAACTTTGTGTTGTCCGTTGGGCAATTTGCTGCCATGGGTAATTCCTCTTTTGATTAACTTTCGCCGTAAGAACAGGCAAATTGCAGGCGCCAGACCATACGCCCCTCTGCCGTGGGGATTGGTGATGGTATGCCACCCATATTGGTGATTTGGCCGACGCAGGGGTCGCTGATAGGGTTTTGCTGCACGTAGTCGATGATGGCCTGCACGTCAGACTCTGACTTTGCGTAATCTCCTGCAGATTTGCCGGTGATCAGGTCAACAAGCACGTAATGATCGGAGCCGATATCTCTGTCTACCGGAGTGCCACCGTTAGGCCGGAACACGATGAACCGCTGCTTCAGGTCACCTGTATCAGTCCAGATGAGTGACTGAACCGTGTATCCGGATGTCAGGCCCGTATCGATAAGCAGATTTTTAACACGCTGATGCATCGGAGGATTCACAAGCTCATCTCCTTTTTAATGGTGCGGTCGATGAGGTCGCGGGTATCCTCGAAGCCTTTGGTCAAAAACTCCTTCTGGCTGTCGCCCTTCGGAATGTCTGCAGCACATTCGGGTCGTGAACATAAACCGCATAGTTTGCTGAGTAGCCAACCCGCCCGGTTAACCTCGTACCTTTGATGTCGAGCTCTCGATACTGGCTGTTGATGAGCGTGGACGTGTCGATAGGCGTATACAGCGCTGCCTGTGATGAACCGATGATTAATGCGCTCTGAATGGCCCTGACAGCCTTCCTGCCCTGAATGTCACCAATCAGGCGATTAAGGTTCTGCTGAGCCTGTCGGATACCGCGGACTTTTACTCCCATATCAGCCCCCGGTCAGAATTGCATAATCATCAACCAGCCGCTCAAAGGTGTCAGCATAGCGAATAGCCTGCATAACCTCATCAGCGCCCGCTGCTATCGGGTCTGGATTGCTCGACGCGCCAATCAGTATGTAATCACCGGTATCTGCCAGTGCGTACTCCGTCCATATGGTGTTCTTAACTACCTTCTCGCCGCCAATCGCCCCTAGCCGCTTGCTCAGTCCACCCTGATAGTCGCAGGCAATCACCATCGGCTCAGACCAGCCTAGAGAATCTCCGTACTCATCCAGCCCTAAATGCTTCCAGATGGTCGCCTGAGCTGTGTATGACCAACTGTCTAGGCTGCTCAATGCTCACCTCCAAATTGATTGTGACGTCACCATGTGACTTTTCTGCCCTATAATCCACGCGGGGCATGAGGTGGTCACAGCAGTGTTCGCCTGCGATGTAGGGTTTGCCTGATTCGACAAAGCCGCCGGTTCTGGTCATATCATGCCCTCCAACTAACAACGGTGGGCTTTACAGCAGCGATGCGAGGGCAGTTAATACGCCACTCGCCAGCCTGGTTAACGTAACCGGTAGCCTGAACGCCGGTGTCGGTTTTCACCCACACCCGGCTGAATGCCTTGGGTAGCCTTTCTGCTACAGGAATCCACATCAGCAGCCTCCCACAACGTCAAAGAAACCAACGCTGCTGCCTACATCAATCGGCAATGATGACGTACAGCCAGACGTATCCAGTGCGGCAAGAGTGTTGCGCATAGTCTTCACATCACCGCTGTAATCGAATGACCGGGACGCCCCTGAAGGCGCTGACTGTGATTTGATACGCTGGCTGTATGCGGTGATAGCCATCAACGTCACGGCGTACACCTGAATCAGCATCAGATCGCATTCGTCGTAGCCAGCCGCCTCCAGGCACATGCTGATACTGCCTAGCTTGCACAGATAGGCATCAATCATGAAGTCCGGGACGGAGTAACCCAGCGCAGATAACTGCTGTTTAACCTGCGCTGCCGTTATCTGCACTGCCATGGTTACTTATCCTTTTTGGTTGCGGCCGCCAGCGCTGCTTCGGCATTGTCAGCACGCTTGGTTTCTGCTTCCAGAGCGGCTGCGTGCTCTTTCTCTTTCGACTCCGCTGCATCCTGCAGAGATTTAATCTGCGCGTTCGCATCATCGAGTTTTGCCTGCAGTGCCGACGCGTCACCAGATGACGGCGTTGCCACCTCAAAGGAGGTCAGCTTAGCGCCCTTCTTCTTGTCGGTTTCTTTCGCCTTTCCGGTATCGACCCAACGCTTTGCAGTCGCATCGTCAACTTCGACAATCTCACCAACCTCCAGCTTACGGAGGTTGGCACCGGCATGCAGGCTACCTGACGTGATTTCTACCAGTGCCATAATTGCTCCTTAGCTTGAGGCGTGGATAACAGAGTATTTGCTGTTGATGTCCTGCTTGACCATCAGTCCCATAGCACCCCATGTACGCCAGATGTAATCGCTGTTGTAGTGCGGACGCGGCTCTGCAACGGTGCCAACAGCCTGACCAACGATTGGTGCGATAACCTGCGCGGTCAGCGGAACGATGACAATTTCGTTACCGGTTAGCTGGCTGTCTTCTTTAATCGCGGAGATGCCGGTGAGTTTCAGCAATTCAGCCAGGATGGTGCCGCTCTGGTAGTTATCAGAGAAGAAGCGTTCAAGGTTAGAGATGATGTCCCCTGACACGTACCAGGTCTGATCTGCATACTGGTTGTTGATGCGGCGCATCTGGTCACGCAGCGCGATAGCGCCGTTGCGGATGTCAGCAGATGAAACAGAGGCAGAACTGAAATCAATATTCAGGCCGGTTGAGCCCAAATCGATCTGCATCACGCGCTCATCATCACGCAGTCCTTTCCAGGTCAGGCCGTCGAACACAGCCCAGTTACCGACTTTGTCTTTGAAGCCGTTGAAGATGTAGTTCACATACTGACGTCGCACATCATCAACAGATCCGCGCTGCGCATCAGCCTGAGACTGCCAATGCTGAAGGGCTGTTGAAAATCGGATCACGCCATTCGAACTTGAAGCCCGAATCATGGATCGGAACCATCGTGCCGTCGAAGGTGTATGACTTGGCATCCAGTGCCGCGCCAATCTGGCCGGACATTGAAGTATGCGCCCAGCCACGACCACCGGTACGCGCATAGTCATAACGAGACTGCTCCAGACGCACTGAGCGTGACAATGGCATCAGGTCATTCAGCAGGGTGAACTCGGTGTTCGGCTCAAACTGCTGCGTAACAGTGGTGTCGTATGCGCGGTAAAGGCGGCGGATATCATCCACAGCATTAACTGCATCCAGTGAGCCATGCTCACCAAAGCGTGTGCGGGCAAGGAAGTCAGCCATTGATTGCGCGGAAGCATCACGCTCACGCTGCAGGTTATTGAACTGCCACTGGTTGACTTCTAGGTTGCCGGTTCGCTCGCCAATAGAACGGGAAAATACAAACATTCAGGTGCTCCTTACTTGAACACAACGCGAATCAGATCACCCGCCACCGCAGTGACAGCAACATCTTCTTCGACATAAGCAAAAACAGCAGCGCCATCTGCTACTGCGGTAATCTGACCGTTAGCTACGGCAACAGGCTGACCTTTGGTGTAAGTGCCAGCAGCGGCGCGCACGTTCAGGAACATGCCAGACAAGGGATGAATACCTACCACCAACTCGTTAGCTGCAATGTTGTCATCCACGCTCAGGCAACGCAGGTAGTCTTTGTTCGCTACATACAGGATTGCTGACTCAGCACCATCAACCGATGCGGTGAACTTGTCAGTTGCGCTGAAAAAGCCGATGGTTCCGGGTGCAGTCACGGCCGCAGCGCCGCCTTCACGGTTTAGCAGCGGGTTTGGATACACACCGCCAGCGTGAATTACGTGTTTTCCGTCTTTAGCCATTTCTTACTCCGGCATTTCGCTGAAAGATTGGTTTGAGTTAGCCTGGCGGAAAGAACCATTCAGGCCGGTAGAGGTCTGGCACTGCGCATACAGGCCATCAAGCGCCGCACCTTCCAGTGCGTTAACTGCTGCTTCTTCAAGACCGAATTTCGCTTTAACAGCAGCGCGCTTCTCGCCTTTTTCTTTGTCAGAATTGGCATTGAACTGAGTGTTCAGCGCAGAAACCTGATCGGTAAGCAGTTTTGCCCAGGCTGGCATTTCTTCAGAGTTGGTGGCGGTTTCTTTGGCTTTCTTGTCGTCAGCCTCTTTCTTCTCGCGAGCGGCCTTCTCTTCAGGCGTTTCGTTTTTGGTTCCCGCCTTCTCGGCAGTCATCTGGTTATACGCATCGAGCAATTCTGCTTCGGTTTTGCCTTCAGTCGGCTTACCAGCGGCTTGCAGCGCATTGATAATCATTTCTTTCATCGGATTACTTTCTCCGTTGGTTTTAATTTCGTACTCAGTAGGTTTGCGCACGACTTCTTGTGGTTCGCCGACGAATTCAGCGGCGCCGTCATCGCCGATCAGGTACTTCTGCTGGAACATCTTTTCGCCTTCGCGATAGATGAACTTTTCCGGCCATACCGTTTCCGGCCAGGCGTAGTAATCGCTTCCCTTGCCGTCGCGCAGCTTTGTGCAAATGGCTCGCTGAATGTCGTCAAAGGAGAAATTGGAGGCGTTGGTGAAGAAGAACTTCGTTTTGTTGATCAGACCTTCCTGCGTGCAGTTGGATGCTGAGGTCAGGTCTACTGTTTCGGTTTCTACCTCTTCAGTCGAGTTGTCCGCGTTCACGAAGATGCCGACGCCATCGTCAGGAGTGGCCGCGCCTGGCTCATCAAGCAGAATCGCCACATGGTCAAAGCGCATATTGCGCGCCACCCATGAATAGCTTTTTCCTTTTGACTTACCCTTGTTCTGCTCGCGACTCAACAAGAGGCCGGTAGAGACATGGATTGGTTCAGCTGCTGAGTTAACCTGCATCTCTTCAATGCGGGTAAGTACACGCTTGCCGTTTTCAGTGGCAGAGGCGTATCGCTTGTTGATCTTCATATCCATGACGACACGGTCGCCATCTTTGCGGACGTTTTCAGCCCAGGCACCTACATGGAACTTGTTCACCGCGCGTGGGTTACTGGCGCTGACATACTCATTCCCGATCTTCGGGTGCTGTAATGGCATTGGGTTGCCCTCAATGCTCATATAGCTTTTGTTAATCTCCGTCGCCGGGTAAAGGCCGCCATTCATGACAACGTCATCCACGACAGGCACAACGCCACGAATGACGATATGCTCGTCACCGTCGATGGTTTCAGTTGATATATTGGCTGCGTTAATGGCGAGGGATTTAACGTGGATGCTGGATAGCTTCACGCTCCGTCCTCATTGAATTGCTTTATGTATCGCTCGCGCAATGGTTTTGACTTGGCGAACATTTCCGCGCCCGACCACCGACATATGTTTCATGTCATTAATCTGGCTTAACGTAACCTTCAAGCGATCGACCTCCACAACAGTGCGGGAGCGGTTGCCAATTTTTGCTGACTGGATATTCGCATTGCTCATAACAGCCTCATCGTTGAATTGCGGGCAATAAAAAAGGCCGCTATGTGCGACCTCTCTTCTGTTCGAAGCCTGACCATTGCTGGCGCTCTTTGGTTAGCTTATCTACCAACCCCGGATTAACTACCTTTCCATCCTCATCCAGAATCACTGGGATGTTTGCGCAATAGCAGTGATAGCGGTTACCGTTGACTGCATAGAACGCCTCCACCTCTTCTGTGGTGTAAGTTTTTCCATGCCTTGCTGCGTGCCATGATCGCGTTGTCGGCTTAAGCGCAGACAGCCACAAAACGGCAGTGTTAAGCCCCAGCCTTTCTCTTGACCAGTCCACTTCCTGCAATTGGGCCTTTCGCAGTGCGCCTACCTGCTCGGTCTGCGCCATGTTCTTGGCCCGCGCCATTGAAACATCGAGGCGCTGACTGATTATGCGTCCGGTTTCTCGCGGATTAATTCCCCGGCCAATCGCATCAGAAATCACGTTAGCCAGGTCACCGCGAGCACGGTCTGATTCAAGTAGCCAGTCGCTATACGTCGATACGTACGCGGCCGCTACCTGATTCTGGTATGCAGCCGAACTGAGTAGCTGCTGCAATGTCGTCTGCTGCTCGTAGATGGGCGACTGCACCGATAGATTGGTGAAGGCTTGATGAGTACCGCGCTCATATTCTGCCGCAACGTACTGAAGCGCCCACAGGCTGTTGCTGCCTCCTTCAAGCAGATAGTCATCAAGGATTAGCTGAACACGCTGCAGCAGGTCAGCCAGTTGAGGTGCCGACATGTCGTAGATGTAAGTGCCGGCATTCACCTGATAAATCACGTTGCCATGCACCGCATAGCTCTGCGTGTTGCTCGCCCTCTCCTGCCCGGTCAGGCGCTCATCGAATAGCTTCTTCAGCGCCACCTTAATCTGGTAGTAGCGATTCTCGATGTCGCGGAACATCCGGTTAACGGGTCGGGCGGATTGGGTCGGGTCAGCTTTGTTGCGGGGTATTACCGGAGTCCGGATTAGTTTCAGGGTTGTCACTTAACGGGTCTCCAGGTGGTACTTCCGGTGGTAGCTTATCCTCTGGCATTGGCTCAAGCTCACCCACGGCGCGAATCTCGTTCTCGCTGACGGCTGGAGTGCCAAAGGCCGCCTGAGTATCTTTCGCCACGGTAGCCATTGCCTGCATATTGGCGATCTTCTCTTTCTCACTTGGAGCGAGTAAGTCAGACCACGCCAGCGTGACTTCGCCTGACTTAGGAGTCTCAATAACACCAAGAGTCCAGAGACGCTCCAGAATCGTCTGCACAACAGAACTCATGAACCCCCAGCGGCGCCCATTGCAGCGCTTAGCCCAGTCTGCTTTGTCCTGATCTGATGCCAGGCGGCCGGTTTGCTGACCAAACAGAATGGTGAACGGGCATTGAATTGATGCTGCGAACTCGTTGGCTGTCACTTCCCATGTTGGCTTAGGGTCTGCCGGGGCAACGGAGAGCACAGAAGGTGTACCTGCCTGCATCACCAGCGCCGCATCTGTCCCCCGATTCATCTTGGCGACCTTGTCGTTAAGTGCCTCGCCCAGGTCTTTGAAGCCAGCATCGGTGGCCGCCCTTTTAAGCGAGTCCATGTCGGTTTCTTTATCGAAAGCGATACCTAGTTGACGGCTGGCATTCTTCAGGAACCCCTCTGCGCTACCGCCTGACACCTTTTCAAGGTCGAGCAGTTTGTTGTAACCGGCGCGGAGATAAGGAACACCAGAAAGCATGTTCTCGTCTTCTGAACCCTCACAGAGGATTATGACGCGGTCTGGATGTACCGTTACGCCGCGCACCGTTCCGTATGTGCCGTCATCACCAACAGGTTGCTCGTTGAAGTTGTACGATACCGGCTGGCCGTAGGTTTCCGATAATGTGTCTGTATCGAAATTTCCGGGCTTAACCTGAGACTCCCATGCAGGGATCAGCTTCACGATTGCCTTATCAGCAAGCCGACCAACAACAACGCGATCAACTGGCTGGCTCCATTCCCTGCCATCTCTGAACTGAATCAGGATCGCCGAGTACCGCCCGATGAGGTTGCGTCGGTCTGCATCCTTAATCTTCGGCCAGTGCTTTTTCAGCAGCTTCGTTACCGTCTTTTCCCACTCTGTGGTTTCGGTGGACTCTCTGTTTTCATCGCCGTCAATGATGGTCGGATTATCTACCCAGCAGGAGTCGAGCAGCTTGTGTACGGCGGCATAGCCTACGGCGTTACGCTCATAGGCGCGGTAGTAACGGTCAAATTCGAGACTGTCCGGGTAACCGAACTCATCCCAAAGCTTCGTGCGCTTGGTGTTACCGGGCTTTCCGGCATACATCATGCGCTGGCGCCCTATCTCATGAGCGAGGGCGTTCACAAGGAATTGTTCCCCGTTGCTTAGTTCACTCACTGATGAGCTCCTTAGAAGAATATTGCGCCGGTCTGTTTGTGATTCGTTTTCGCCACAGCAAAGTAGCGGAACGCATCAGCGCCGTGCGATGTGAAGTCATGAAGCGGTTTATCTTTCCAGCAGCCTCGTTTGTCGTCCCACTCCTTGCGGTATCCCTCAAGATGAGAGATGCCCTGCTCACATTTGGAAGCGTCAAAGGCGCACCTGGGGAGGATTTCACGCACTGAGTCGATACCGGTATCAACACCAAGCTTTGGTGCGACCTTGAAGCGGATTGAATAAACCTGACCGTCGATTTCAAAGCCTTCTGCTGCTATCTGCTTGCGGCTCTTGCCATCACCGGCAAACTCACGGTTATCGATATCGTGCGGCGCCCAGTGATCGCCATACTCATACCCGCGGTCTTTCAGCACCTTCATGTAATGCCTGAGGCCTTCACCACTGTTCTCGTAGTAGTCGATGACGTGGAATTCATCGCCGACTTCACGGATGAACCATATAGCTGTCGAGTCGCCTACCCCGATATCCCAGAAGGTATGAACCAGCTGATGAGAGTTATCAGGTAACTCACCAACACGTTTATTCGTGTAGAGCCAGCGGAACTGTTTGGCGTAATAGGCACCCTCGACAGACTGTTCAAATGCTTCAGCCGGTATGGATGGGTACTCGCGCTTCATATCATCGCCGAGCGTCTTCTCTTTGGCGTAATACCAGGCCTTCTGGCGCTCATTGAGAATTACGCCATGCTTCTGCTCGATTTCGTCAAAGTAATCGCTCAGGCGCTGCGGCAGCGGCTCTACGGGGTCGATTGCATAGAGTGGATTCTTCCACCAGGAGAAGAAGAAAAACTTCCAGTCGAGATTGGAAAGCGTCTTACCCTGCAACTGAGCTTTCTCTGCAGTCTGGCAATAGTCAAAGAAGTAACTGGCCCGCCCTTCTGCTGTGCTCTCAATAGTGGTGAAGCAATCGCTGGATACCGCCTCAAACGCACCAGTGACAATCTCACGGGCTTTGTCGGGGAACTTAGCGCATATCTTCCCGAACTCGGAAACGTGCAGGAAACGCAGCGTACCGCCACGGAATGACGTGCTGACGTAGAGAGATCCGCCCTTCCTGAATACGAGTTCACCTGCCGAATCGTTACTCGCTGGATTGGCCGCCCTGATTTCTGCTGGAAGGCGGTCGTAGGCGTATTTCACCTTTTCCCGGAACAGTCGCTTAGCATCGTTGAGGGTGTGTGCAATGAGCGCGCATTTGGCAGACTCGAAAAGCGCCGCATCTAACTGAATGATGCAGACCTCGGTGGTAAAACCGAGCTGACGAGCTTTCAGGATAATGTTGCGAGTGTGGATGCCTTCAAAGTATTCGCGCTGCTCTGGTGTCATCCGGAATCGCTGAGGTTTCCCCTCTTTGTCGGTGATCCAGTAGAGATTGTTTAACCGGAAATCTTTATCGGATAGCAATTTGAAATGCTCAGGTTTCATTAAGCCCCCTGAGACAATGAGTCCATCAGGTTCGACAGGTCATCGACCGTCTTATTTCCTTCCTCGCTATCGAGGTTGTAGGCCTTGCGCTCGGCGTTGATCACCTTAATCTGAGCATCAACTCCGGCAGTGATAGAGCGAGACATTGATGCGTGATTGTCTTCGGTGATTTCAGCATCCTCGAGGAAGTCTCGGAGCTTGTTGGTAATGACACGCCATGCTGCTAACCCCTCACGGTGAGCCATCACTACTGAGGCGGCTTCGTCGGATGCTTGGTCAACTATTTGAGCTTCGGTTTCCACTTCATTCTGGAAACTATCTCTGGAAACCTTGCTGGAAACTTTAGCCTGCGTGGCTGCCCTGACCTTTTGTGTAAGGTCTCTTTGCCAGCCTTCTTTTCCTGCCCGATTGTTAATAGCGGTGTGGCTAACTCCATGCTTCTCAGCTATAGCGCGTATGGACAACGAACCAGCCCGGTAAGCCGACTCGATGGCCTCCCAGTCAGGTGATGCCATAATTATTCCTATTCGGTTTTGTTCTTAATCGCTTCGAGGTAGTCGAACGTGACTTCTAGCAGCAGGCTGCGCAACACGTAATCTTCAGAGGCGCCCGGAGAAAACTGCTTGAGCCTCGCCTGCAACTCTTCGAGCACAGCCTGAGACTTCGCTACGTGCTCTTTCATGTCGAGGGTCACAGTAAGTGGCGCGATTATCTTCATGCTTTATCAGCCTCTTCAGTAGTGGGCCCGTGCGGCACGTACTCCATCTTGAGTACGTCATCCGGAGCCAGGTATACCCACGCGCCGTCTTCTTTGGCCACACCGATGAAGCCGTTTACTATCTCAGGCTGCGAGCGGTTCATCAGCCTTCGTGGGTTTCACCTGACTTTGTGGTTACTGTGATGCGGTAAGTGTCAGGCATATTCACTCCAATAAAAAACCTCCCGGATCATCACTGTCCGTGGTTTTGGTGATATCCAAGTTTTTGCTCAGCAGCCCTTCTCATAGCGACTGCCTCCTGAAATGTTTCAGCGACACCTAAAACAACGCGCTTACCACAGTGGTTAATTCTTGCCCGCCATTTTTTTAATGGTTGATAGAAATCTACTCCTACCACTCCACTATTATTGTTTCGCTGCTTCGTACGGTTTTTCTGATTTTCTTCGTTCGCCACAAGCCGTAGGTTTTCAATCCTATTGTCCGCTCGATTGTGATTTAAATGGTCAATTTGCAGCGCGGGGTCGATATCGCCGTGCATGTAAATCCAAGCAAGTCGGTGAGCCCTGCACTGCACCCCATCAATATGAATAAGCCAGTAGCCATGCCCCTTATCTACCCTACCAGCCAATTTTCCCGCATAACGATTATTACAGGCTGATGCAGCTGCTTTGGTTGCAAAGTGCGACTCTGGCCTTAATTTCCAGTGAAAGAGTCCGTCATTCGGGTTGTAGCTAAGCGCCTCATGCAAATATTGCTGAGTTGGAATTTTAATTTTGCGTTTACCTTTCTTTGAGATGAACCTTTGCCGCATAGGAAATCAGCCCATCGAAGGCTCGCCAGCGCTAACTGACTTCCTCAAAGGCTCATTTCAAAGGGCTTTGTTCTCAGTTCAGTTTTGACAGGTTTACTCGTCCCTTACCCACTCGCCTTGAACAGTGCGATAAAATGAGCAAACAGATTTTTCTTGCTGTATATCGTAAATCTCTATGGTGTCGTTGTTGTTTCTAGCTTCAACACTGGATGCCGCCTTTTCTGCTTCCTCGAGCGTCGAGGTCACGCAGTGAATGCCATTACAACAACCACCGAGCTCATAATCATCGTAAGCAAAAACGATAAAGCGTTTAGTTTCTGCCATTTTTGTTCGCTTCACAAATTCACCCCAAGCCTCCCCGTTTACACAAAGACTTTCGGGAATTGCTTCTAAACGCTCAGGGCAAATAGTATCTGTAATTCGCACCTCTTCAATGCTCTTAAGGCGATCACGGTCGCCGATTCGCATTGCCTGATCCGCTGTCGTACAGCCAGATAATTGGTAATTTTCAGGCTTTTTCATAAACCCTCCAGGTAATTTCAAATTACTATACCAGATTCGCAACGCTTCACAGCGTGGCTTACCGTTATCCCTTGTCGGAGAGATTCTTTAAGAGCCGTTGTGAAAGAGGCTCTCGGGCGACGCAAGTTTGCGTTGGCTATCACACTGCGATATCCAGCGTGAGTTGTAATTGTTCGCGCCAGTATTCGACATTTGCCTCAATAGCTGGCTTGTCCCATCTCCAGCGAGCCAGCTCACTTGCCCCTGCACTCACTTTTTCCTTTCTCGCATCACGGATGCGGCATGCTTGCTCAAACTTCTGCTGCTCAGTCAACTCACCGCGAAGCAAGCTATCAATGTGCAAGTCACACCACACAGCAAAGCGGGCGTCACACCAACGTGCAAACGCAACTGAAAGCTTTGGATGGAGCCAAGTACCACCGCCTCTATCCTTACGGGCTCGACTGGTCTTTACATACCTCGATTGTGAGGGATGTAAAATCTGCGAATCTTCACCGGTTAGCGCCTCATCTAAGGCGCGAATGTATTCGAGCGTTTCTGCCAGACGCATCCAGTTATCGATACGTTTGCCAAATCTCTCTGCTACGCCAGTAACGTTGATCCAGCCTTCGGTATTGAAACGAACCGCCTCACCTTTGTAGTTCAGTGGAACAATATTCATTGCGTTTCTACCTTTTAGAAAGTGAGCCTGTTCGCACAGAAAAGCCGCCCGAGAGAGGTCGCCACCTATAACGGCAGTTCTCAGGCTCGCTTACTGAAAGGCTCTCGTTGATATGCGCATGCGACTGCGCTGAGATTTATTGCAGGTACAAAAAAGCCCGACCGAAGCCAGGCTCTATGGTGCTCGTTGTAACGTAGGTTCTGGTAACAGCTACTGGAAGGTAGCGACAGTTACGCCTTTCTCATTGCAGACGTAAGCAACCTCTCCGTCATCCAGAATCATTTCATCATCACCGCCTGACCAGCCACGGAAGAAAATCATTCTTGATTCACGAACGAAACTCACGTCGCCGGTTGCCTGTAAAACTGAAATGTCGTTGTCTTTGTTGATGGTCTTGATGGTTAGCATTTTGTTTCTCTTGGTTGTGGTAATAAAAAAGCCCCGGCAGAACATCTCTGTCAGGGCTGGCTTTCGGGCACAAAAAAAGCCGCACCCTTTCGGACGCAGCTCTTCATCTTTGGGAAATTTAGCGCACTTTCCTGTGCGCCTCAATCATTTCAGGCACTGCTCCCTGATGTACTGCTGCAATCCTGCTATTTGCTTTCCGGCTGTTTCGATTCGCTCTCTGAGGGTGAAATAATCCCGTTGAGCGGAGTTGACTCATTGATAACATCGTGTAGGAGCTGATGGGTGAAGCTTTCTTTTGGCTGACTTGTATGCCTGAGATGCTTCACTCTCACTCCTGAAGGACCCAAGCTCGATGCACTTACCAGAAACAGTTATCCTTGCGCTATACATATCGCGCCTAGGGTCATGCTTAACGCCTTTGCAGATTCGGTTATGTTGATTTTCTGAAAGGGTCACGGAGCGCAAGTTTTCTGGAGAGTTATTAGCTTGGTTGCCATCTATATGGTCAATGCACAAAGGCCAGCACCCGTTGACCAGAAACCAGATCACTCTATGGGTGCAAAGCTTCTGTCTTTTTACGGCAACCCGATAGTAACCATCTTCTGTTTCAGCGCCGGCCTGCTTGCCGAGCATATGACCATTGAATTTTGGTGCTTTCTTCCATCTCAAGCCCGAAGTCATGCTGCTATCTACTTCAAGATGCTCGTTGATGTAAGCCTCAATTTCACTGGTTACTTTCGCCCTTCTCATCAAATACCACCTTTCGGATATAATCTTGAAGACCGCGAATTTGTTTTTCAGAGGTAGCTAATTGCTCTCTGAGACGGAAATAATTTTGTCGAGCGTCTGGAGTGAGTTCGGCGCTGGCTGCATCATCCAGGCCGGAGGAGGCGGTGGGTTGCTTCGTGCAGGTTGCGTTGAGCTGCAACCGACGCTTGCCAGCAGCAACATCGTCATGCAGCTGATCGATAGTGGCTTTAGCATCCGCTAACTCCTTCGTGTACTTCTGGTCGAGGGCCGCAACGCTTTTCTGACGGCGCTGCATGTCGTTGATGGTTTCCTGCCGCTTTTCCGCCAGGCTGGCTGCTTCGGTGTATTTGCTGTGATAATGCCCGGCCACCGAACCAAAGAAGATGATGCAGGCACAGAGCAGGAACCACAAAACCGATCGCCAGTTATTTGCCAGCCAGTTCATCAGCGTTCTCCGCCAGGCACATTGACCGCTCCATATCGCGGCGATTCATCAGGCCGCGCCACTTCTGCCCGCCAGCATAAATCCAGCGGCGCAGTTCTTCGCAGGCACCGTTTACGTCACCGGCATTCAGACGTTTAAGCAGTGTCGATTTTGAGAACGCGTTTGTGCCAACGTTATAGGTGAAGCTGTAGAGCGCGGCACGCTGATATTCACCCAGTGGAACTTTGACCATCCCATCAACAGCTTCCTTTACTGGCTTCAGGTCGTTCCACATCAGGCGATCACATTCGCGGTCTGTGTACTTTTTGCCCTTGATGATGTCGGTTCCGGTATGGCCATCGCAGACAGTCCAGACGCCTGCCACATCTTTGTAAGGCTCATATACCCTTCCCTCAACACCATCCTTTCCACCGAGGAATACAGTGGCGATAAGCATGGCTCCGCCGCCCGCAGCAGCAATCAGCTTATTGCGCAGGCCGTTTGACATAGCCATGGATTAACCCTCTGTGATGTCTGGTGCGGTGGGCCAGCGTTGAAGCGCTTTGATCTGCGCCAGTGTGGCCTTGCGTTTGTAGTACCAGTTGATGCCAAGCGTGAACAGCGCCACCAGAATACCGGCCAACACGCCTACAGCACTCCACTCGTCGGGACTTAACCGGGTCAGGAGACCGTTGGCAATCGTCCCGGCAGATGCGCCATAAGCAGCGCCTGATGCCAGTTTGCTCATATCAATACTCATGTGCCCCCCGGTTACGGGGACGTGCTCAATTAGGAATTGTCTACTTTCTGAACTGAGCAAGTCCGGCTAGTCTTTTCCTTGTCGAGAGAAAAAGAACCGTACTGCCGTTGGGTAGTCAACGCTGAAGAATCCGCCATTGAGCGGATTTTTTTATGGGTAAAAAATACGCCACCCCATAACACACAGGAGGAAATCCAGAAACCCGGAGTGACGTGAAAACGACAAGGGTCTGTAGCAGCACACCCTTACAGAGACAGAACTATCTTAAAGGCAACCAAATAACATTTATTGCACAAACGTATGATCAAGAATTGTTAGGATTTTATGGTCAGTTTATGAAAGATGGCTGACATATTGTGGAACTTGAATTTTTTTGGCGCCTTTCTGGATATGGATGGCGCTTTTTTTTCGTGCCGGTTTTTCGTGCCGGGTTCACGGCAATGATAAAAAAGGCCGCTCTGATGGCGACCTTTTGAAATAGTTTAGTGGTGTTACTTATCCGCTACAGGGTATGCAGTAGGGTTTATCCCTCTCAGGGGATAGAAATAAAAAAGCCCCGCCGACTGGTGAGGTCGCGAGGCTCTTTGGCATCCACATTTATGCAACTGACCGGTAAAGCCGCGATCTGTTCGCTTCACTTCCCGATCATGCCGCTAATGTGCCAGGTTACATGCCCTTTGTCTTTGGCATTTCGTGCTATATAACATTATCACGCTGCAATTTTAAGAATCTCCTTCTCCATTTCTCGCTTAATTGCGTAAAACATTTCTCCTTCGATGATATCCATCGCCCATTCCATTCTGTTGCGGGCCTCTTTCGGTGAGATGCTGCAGTAATAAATCAGGGATGAGCCGATATTTTGCACGCTCTTGCGCTTGCAGTATCGTAATCTGGCTACGTTCCGAAGCGGGTTATCTCTTCCGAATGTCTTTACCATGACTGATTCAACAAAGGCGGCATCATCTGATTCTTTGGCGAGAGCGATGATGTTTGCCGTTGATGACTGAGGGATAAGCAGGTCGCGAGCCTTGCGGAACAGCTCTTCACCACGCAGCCCTTCACAATGCAGCTGTGACACGATTTTCTCTATCTGCTTACCCTTCTGCTCACTCCATTCACATCGCATCATCAGGCGCCCGATAATATTAACCTCTGCACGGTCGTAGTCTTCGCCACCGAGGTGATCGCCCCATACGCCCAGCAGATGCCTGACCCATGCCTGCTGCGATTTGTTGATGGTCTTCCAGCCATTGCCGAATAACCGGCGCATGTCCGCTGCTGTTCTGACGCATGACAGTCTGACGATTTGCTGATAGTCACGCTCAATGCGCATGCTTCACCCCCATCATCTTCGCCGTGTTCCGGATTATCCGGTAGTTGATCTCGTACATGCCGCGCATCTTGAGAATGCGAAGGCGGAGCCACTTCTCTCTGAGGTATTCGGTCATGATGCCTCCATCTCTGTGATGATGATTTCCAGCCTGCCGCCCTTCACCACCTCACAGCGAACCATGCGCACGTCATCAATCAGGCTGTCGTCAGCTATGACGCCTGCTTGGGTGAGTGAGTCGAGGGGTGCTTTGAATAGGTTGTCCAGGTCACGCCGGGCGCGTGTAGGTGGATATGCGAGGATTTTTACTTTGAGCCTGCCGGCCAGTTGGTATTGCTGATTTGCTTCGGTGATTTGTCTGGTTACTGCGGTGGTATATTCCCTGCCTTTCTTGCTTTTGATTTTCCTGCCGCGAAATACTGAGAAGAGGTGATTATTTCCGGGCGGCCACGGCAGCTCTATTCGGTATTCGTTCATCGTTTCACCTTACCTTCCCTAAGCAGAGCGTCCTGTGTGCGTATGACACCCTCAAGGTGGGCTATGCGCGCCTCAGTGACGTCACAACGGCGTGTGCGCCGGTCTATTTCATCATGGCAACCTGAGCAGGCCCATGCGCCAAACAGGTCATCAGGCTTCATTCCGGTTCCACAGATACCAACCATGCGGTAATGCGCGAGTACGACTGTTTCAGAATTGCCGTTACATATGCCCGGCAGCCTGACCTGGCATTCCCTGCCCCGCGCCTCTTTGCGTAAGTTAGCCATCACTTTCTCCTGTCATGGCGAAGTTCGGATCGGCCAGAAGCCACAGGTCGAGGCATGAGCCACAGGCGTAGACTTCGGTATCCAGCAATAGAGCACCACAGCCAGCGCAGGCAGAAACACACTGCTCTCCATCGCCAGTAGGCTGACTTGATTGGGTTATCTCGCTCATGGTTCTCCCATTCGATATCGCATTCGCACTGCTCGCAGCTTATGGAGTAGTGATACTTGTCTTCTGAGGTGAGTGTTATGTGACAGCGGCAGCAGCGTTCACGCGGCATTTTCTCGCTCCTTTTTCATCAGGAAGCATTCCATTGCAGCACGAAGGGGATTCTGATTTGCAGACATACAATGCCTGTTAAATATTGCGGCCCACTCATCACGACTTTGGTGGCAGGTCAGGCTAACGTTTTCTTTCTCGATAATCGGACCGGCATCAGACCATGAGTTGCATGGATTGAAAATACTGCGGTCATCGTCATCGCATTTAACTATGCATGTCCCGTTGTCATACCACTCACCCAGGCATGTCGCCGCAACTGCTTTGTTGATTTCAAAATCAGTCATTTCTGCGTAATTCATCTTCAGCTCCACATTGGGTTTTTATACTGCCTGCTCGGTATTGGCTCGTTCCGGAACTCAGGCAGCAGCGCGCTGACCAGCCAGAGGCGTGGGTCAAATGCAAGGCACTTTTTGGCCTGGATATTTCGTGATTTGTAACTGGCTATCAGCTCATCTGCTGTTTTTGTGTCTATCGGGTCGGGGTGAGTGAACCAGGTTTCACGCATGATTACGCCACCTTATCGCACCAGTTGCTGCACGAACTACTTCCAGGAATTCCGGTGATTTCTTCAGTCCAAGTTCACGTGCTTTGTTGGTTACCTGCTGACGTGGCTTGTCGAACATGATTGCCAGCAGTTCTGTTGATGCGTTTGCGTAATCGCGAGTCAGAATGTCGAGATGGTCGCGGCTCCATGTATTTCTCATGCTGCACTCCTGTATTCGGTAGTCACGACACCGGGCGCGCCGGTTGTGTACATCGGGTTTCGGTCGGGGTTCTCTGGCGTCACTTCCATCAGCCCGTCAAAGCGCTGGTATACGCAGTGAGGTTTGTTATGGACGTGAGCAAGCCACGCAGCCTCTTCGATAGCTGCGCCAATTTCAGTAAAGGGGGTCATGTTATTTTCCGAAGCGGTTAGCCCATTCAGCCGCACGCGCTGACTCGTCGCTAAATCTGACGTCGTGCTCAATGCCGAAGCTGTGGATTAGAGTGATGAGGTCACGCATCTCACTGACGCGCATTTTGCTTGTTGATTTACCGAGGACTACAAAGCCATTCCCCGCCAGATTCGGCACCGCCTCCTGTCCGTTCAGGCTCGCGCTAAACAGGTGCTTCCAGCTCTCCGGAGCCAGCTTCCGCCCATGCCAGATAACCTGCTCTGATACGTCATGCAGGCAAGCCCATAAGAGAGCGTTTTGTTCGAGGGTTCTGGTTCGTTCAGAGATGGTTACTACGAGAGGGGTCTGGTTATTCGCTGATATCTGCTGGATGGCTTCTACACAGTTTTGCCGTATTCGGTTATCCCGCAGGATGTAGGTTTGTTTCTCCATCGCGTTTATCTCGCTTTAATGCGTCGCTAAGTAATTTCCTGACACCATGACTCAGGCTAAGTGTTCCTGCGTGCTTCTGGGCGAAGCGACTGATGTCGATTGCCAGCTTATCCAGTTCAGCGTCTGATATGACGTGCTCAGAGCGCTTTAAGGGGATTACGTTGTTCATCAGCGCACCTTGTGGCTATTTGGAATACAGAAAGTGGAAGATGCCGGAGTTCCGTTTGGCGATGTGTAGAAATAAAGTGGCCACCATCGGCCAAAGCAACGCACGGGCAACCGGAAGCAAATATATCCCCATCTTTTGGTTCGGATATTTACCGCCCAATGCATAGCGTTTTCGCCATAGATGGTCAGAGGACCAATACTAATATGACCCGCCATAAAGCTTTCCCACCATGTGAATGACTGGTATTCCTTTTGATTCAATATCGCTCGCTTTAACCACATATCACTGCTCTCCGTTCTGATTGGTGGGCTGATCCGGGATGATGCGGTAGGCGCAAACAAGCTTACCGCTGCCATTTCCCCAGTTGAGGAATCCGCTATATTCAGTTTCTATCTCGCCAGTTGCATAACGAACCTGGACGACTCGGCCTTTTACGGCTCCAGGAATTTCTCTTCCTTCCCACTCAATCCACTCACCCTCCCCCCGCTCCTGCTGCTCCAGTATGGGGAGTGCAATCTCAAGGGCGTCCAGATAGTCATACATCTGATTGCTCATGCCTTGGTTGTCACGCTTAAACTGCAAATCAATGATGCGTTGTTTGCAGCGTTCAGCTGTTAGCTTTTTCATTGCCCTGCTCCTGAAATAATGACTCTGCTTCAAGGCTGCTGAGGTCTATACCCAGCCATTCACAAGCCCGCTTCATGTCTTCCTCGGGTATGATTCGCTGCCCGTTACTAAGCACAACAACTTTGATCGTTAGTTCTGGAGCGATGGTCATGAAATTCTCGGCCACAACTGTCGGTAATTCTTTGCTCATATCAAAATCCCCCACCCTTTTTGCCGCCTTTGTCGGAACGCGAATCGCGCTCGAATTGTGCCAGTTCGATTTCACCGCCTGACTTGCCGCATCCAAAGCAGATAAAGTCGTTGTTCTGTGGGCGCACCACGAAAGACGGGGTGCTTTCGTCATGGAATGGGCATAACCCGCGATAATTCGCGCCTTGCTTCGTGAGTTCGGTCAGCTTCATTGCGCTATCGATGATGGACATTTACACGCCCTCCAGTGGAAGGTTTGCAGCCACGCTGGCCACGCGCAAAAACTCGCGCATCATGTCCATATCCATCCATGTCTTTTCGGTCAGGTGAAATGCCCAGTTAGCAAGGCTTTCATGGCTGTGCAGCCTGTTTACTGCGATTTCATAGGTGGTGTTGCCTGTGTTGAGCACAACGAATCCGTCTTCCAGATAAACCTTTTTGGCCAGCTCCGCGCGGTGCGCCATGTACTGCTCGAGATGTGTTTTCATCAGAAACCCTCTACCTGTTTTAGTTGCTTGGTCACTTTGCGGGATTTGCGCTCTGCTCGCTCTTCCACTGCCTGTTTTTGGTCGCATGGGAAAAGAGCTACGTCTTTTTGGTCAACGTAAACCGTTCCGGTTTTGCCGTGGCGGTTCAGCCGGAGGATAAGCTCAGTTAGCGTCGGATCCGCGTTCTCGTCGTAAACGTTTTCCTTGTAGATGGCCATCCAGTAATCACAGTCCTGTTCAATCTGACCGGTATCGCGCGAATCGCTGGCCATAGGGCGCTTATTGGCTCGCTCTTCCAGATTACGGTTTAACTGGGTCAGGAGGATGATTACCGTGTCCAGCTCCTTGGCCAGGTTCTTCAGTGCCTTGGTAATCTTGCCGAATGCCAGAGCGTTGGTTTCTGAAGCTTCAGTGCTCATCAGTGTCAGGTAGTCGATGCCAATCATGCCGATACGCTTGTTATTTCGCTTCAGCTTGCGGCACTCTGCCTGAATGTGGGCCAGCGTCATGCCGGGGTTATCGTCAATCCAGATGTTTGGCCGGTCGCTCATTCTGGCCATCGCTGCGTAAACCCTATTCCAGTCTTCATCCTCGCTCGGGCCCGATTTTTCTTGTGCATAGAACATATCGGTATTGACGTGTGATGACTGGCCAAGCATGCGCTCGAAGATTTGCTCTTCAGGCATCTCAAGGCTGAACATGGCCACAGGCAGGTTTTCAACGTCTGCGACATGCAAAGCGATTTCGGTCAGCACCGTGGTTTTACCCATTTTTGGCCTTGCGCCAATAACGAACAGGGATCCGCGCATGACATGCTTCGGTGCCAGTAGCTTGTCGAGGTCACGAATGCCAGTAGTCAGGCCGCGATGCGCATCCGGATCGTTAAACCGGTTTTCGACCATTGCTGTCCATTTAGCTGCAATGTCGTCTATGCGACGAAGTCCCTTTTTGTTGCCGGTAGCAGTGCTGTCTACAGCCTCTGCCAGCAAAGCCTGAGCGGCTTCAACCTTCTGCTCAGTGGTCATGCCGTTGCGGGAGCTGAACAGGCTGGCCACCTCGTTTGACTGGCGGATCCACATGCGGTCAGAAGCCCGGTCTTTCACGACTGAGGCGTAGTTCACGACGTTTGCGGAGCTGGGTGTGTTTTTAACCATCTCAGCCAGATAGCCGAAACCACCTAGCTGCTCCAGCTTCCCGCCTTGCTCCAGCGCCTGTGACAGCGTCAGGATGTCCACGGTAATTTTGCGTCGGTTAAGCGTCACAGCTTCAGACCAGATTTCCTGATGTGAGCGGCTGTAGAACGCATCTGGCTTCAGCGTGGCCAGCACCATCTGGCATTTGTCGCTCTGGCTGTCATTCAGGATGCTGCCGATTACACACTGCTCCGCATCGATGCTGTTTGGAGGTACGAAGTTATTTCCTGTCATTTGCGCGCTGCTCCTTCACCTTCGTGTAGCACTCATCCGTCACTAGATAGTCCAGATTCTTGGCTGCCCAAAATCCACCCTTGCCGTTTGGCCTTTCCTGCATCATCCAGGTGCAGTTCGAAGCGATGTATTCGAGATAGTTCCGCCAGTTCTCAATCGTGAACGGAACACCTTTGGCCTTCTGGTACTCGCGGTTGCACTGCTGCCAGAAGTTGCGCATCGCAGATTTACGTTTTCCACGAATAATTTCGACTGCCGACATTTCCGGCAGGATTTCATGGTAGGCATTCACCATGTCTTCGTATGGGGTGCGAACTGCTTTTGGCTTATCAGGATTGGCTGGCTGTCTCGGGATTCTGATTTCTTCATCATCGTCCTGATCGGCGGTTTGAGATGGACACTCAATATCTTTAGATATTGAGTTATTAGTTATTAATTCATTGTTTGTGGCACTTTGATGGCACTCTGTTGGCACAACCTCCTCGACAGCCCTTGGTGCTAGCGGCATTGCGTTGGCACTCTGTTGGCATTCTGTTGGCACAATATTTGGCTGATAATCGTCGTATTTTGTGACCGAAATTCGGGTGAATTTCTTATTGGAAATGCGGCTAATCATGCTCAGCTTTTCGAACTTGTTGAGCAGATACTTAATGCGGTCACCGGTGATTCCTGTTTCGGCTGCCAGAGTATTTCGCCCGGTGATGAACTCACCACGCCTAACCAGCATTTCACCGAACTCGGTATTAACTGGTGCAGGCGCATGGTTGGCTGACAGGATGATGTGGATCCACAGGTGAACAGCTTCAGAATCCGTTCTGTAGAAGGGAAGCTCCTTGATTTTACGATGCAGCAAGGCATACCCCTTAACGCCCTGTTGCGGCGTCTCCTGGAACCTTTTAGCCTCTCTGGCTCTGGCTAAACTTGATACGTTGCTCATTGCCGCTTCTCCTTAGCTTTGTGTTCATCCAGAATCTGCCTCAACTTCTCAGCAACCTTCGGATTGAACGCTTTGCAGAATTCGACTCGGGCAAGGTTTTTGTGCAATTCCGCCTGGTACATAACGTGTTTCTTTGGCATAATTACTCCTGTGAATTGATCCAGTCATTTCGCGTTACGCCTCAAAGAATTCGCAGTTCTTTGGGGCGTTTTCTTTTGTCAGTAATCTGGCTACCTGTTTGGCAAGGCTTGCCAGCTCATCGTCATCAACACCCCACTCCAGAATCGCCAGTAGCATGGACATCTTCGGGATCATGCTGCTCTTCCAGCGTGTTATTTGGGACTCATCAACACCCAACTCATCAGCAATCTTCCGCTGACCTCGCATCGCTATGCGGTTGAAAATGTTGCTGGTAATTGCGTTGGCCTTCTTGCGTGTGCTTGTAAGTTCCATGTGACATCATTCCTTTGTTGGTTAAGTAGTTAGACGTGACAAAGCCGCAGCTATTGCCACGAACGTTTTTTTTGTTTCGTTTGGATTTCGCTTTTCAGCGACGTAGGACTTCATGTCCGTTGTGTAAGAGCGGTGGATTACTGCTTAAGCTGCTTTATCTTTGGACGGTGGGAAGACTTCATCCAACGAGCATTTACAGCCCAATTTTTTTAAGCCATCAATGATTGCTCGGCAGTCATTTAAGCTTGGAGTACGGATGTTCAGTTCATAGTTGGCGATACGGGATTGACCCCAACCAATAGCTGAAGCCAAGACAGCTTGCGAAACTCCGATTTTCTTTCGCTGCTGAGCAATGTTGTTCATTGCAGCCTCCTAACATTAAACACAGCACTATTACACACAAAATGTGATTAACAGTCAACCTCAATTCGTGTACGGAGTGCAATCACGAACTGTGGTAAATTTACTGGATGAAAACAATGCATGAATTAATCGGGGAAAGGATCAAGTCCCTGCGTGAAGCAAAAGGACTTAGCCAAGTACAGCTAGCCAAACTTTGCGGTTGGGCTGCTCCGTCTCGCCTGGGTAATTATGAGTTAGGCACACGTAAGGTAAGTGCTGACGACGCGGTAATCCTTGGTTCTGCCCTTGGGGTATCACCAGCTATGATCATGTTTGGTGATGAGGCCGACTCTGTTTTCAAGCAGTATGAATACCCATTGTTCGCCTCTGTCCAAGCAGGGCCTTTTTCAGAAGTTGGAAGCTATACCGCGAGCGATGCAAAGTCATGGGTGGCGACAACCAAGAAAGCAAGCGAGAACGCCTTCTGGCTTGAGGTAAAGGGTCATTCTATGACAGCCCCTCAGGGTGTTCGCCCGAGCTTCCCGGAGGGTATGCTCATATTGGTTGATCCGGCTGAGGATGTTGAGACAGGTGATTTCTGCGTTGCCTCAGCAAATGGCGATTCTGAGGTGACCTTCAAGAAGTATGAGAAAGATGGCGGCGTTAGCTATCTGGTGCCTCTTAACCCGGCTTATAGGGTGCTGGATTGCGATCACAGCTGCCGCATCATTGGGAAGGTGGTGAAGGCTCAGTGGCCGGAAGAGACGTTTGGGTAAAGATTTTGCGTCACTTGCCGAAATTACACACAGCGCGTATCCGACTTAAGATTGGAACGATTCACTTTTACCAGGGATAAAATCCAAGGGCAAAATGGAAAATCAAATTGAGGTTTCAAACCTAAGCGACGTTGAATCTTTGCTACATCGCCTTAGGAAGGGTGAAGAGTTTACGGTAGAAAACTTAAACATAAATTTCGTAAATGTCGTAAATTTCAAGATTTACGGGGATCCTGAGCGCTATAATGGAACCATTCCGGCATCGCTAGCTCAAGGGATGTGCGAGTTTCAGACTGAACTCTATAAAGCATATACGCTTGTTAAGCACGGAACTGACAACCTTAAGCACCTCACTAAGAAGGATCGTGAAGAGCTTGAAATCATATTTAAGGTCGAGCCAGGATGTACTGACCTTATCGTTGCCATTAAGGATGTCATAGATTCTTTTGGCATAGCATTTGAGAGATCAACCCAAGGTATGACTGGAACAGAAAAGGCAATCTGCTTAGTTCTCATATCTCTACTCCTTACTGGGGCGTGGCTCGTAAAGTCGCACCTAAAAAACAAGCATGAAAAAGACATGAAACAGCTTGAGCTTGACGAAGCTAAGGAAGATAACAATTCTGAAAATGAGAGAATGAGAATTCTCAAGGATGGAATTGTTGAAGCTCTTAGCGCATCAAGTGCTACTCCAGCAGCAAGGGATGTTTCAGAAGGAATTCAAAACCATGCAGCTAATGCCGTTGTTGGTGTGTTAAAAGGGGTTTCTGACGCCGATAAAGTCGAATTCAATGGTCTTGCTAAAATTGAGTTAGACCAAAAAGATATCAAAGAGATGATCCAGAACCCGCGTGAAAAAATGACTAACAGCGAACTTACCGTAGAGGTTGAGATTGAGGGGATTAAGAAAACTCCAGAAAAGCTGACAGTTACATGCAGAAAGGTTGGAGAGGACTACTCCTTCCCAGCTTATGTGCTGACGGAATTCTTTGATAAAGAAGAAACTGATTTGCTGTACGATGCAATGAAAGAATCTGATACGACGAAACTTTTCGGAGACTACAAAATCCGAAGCGGAATTATCGAACTTGCCATGATATCAAGGATTTCAAAGTGATACCTTCAAACCCGGCCACCGCGCCGGGTTTTTTGTGTCCGCTTTATCGAGATCCAAAAATTTTACCGCCAGCGCTAAAATCAATAACTTACAGATAGCGCAAGAAGCGCGATACTATATATTTCATATAGTTACTGCGTGATCCAAAACAGCCAATCAACCATGCTCCGCCAGGCACTCCTGCACTTTGCTGACAGACCTATAGATAGCCCGCCACTGAGCGGGCTTTTTTGTGCCTGCAAATCACCCATAAAAATAAATTCACACCAAAATCATACACATAACGTGTAAGGGGGAATTTATACACAAATCGTGATTGACCAATAAATCACAATATGTGAATATCATTCCATCAGCAGGAAGCTGGCGCAGTACGAAACGGACAGCAGGCTCTTTTAACAACGGTGACGGATCACCTACGTGGCTGAAAAGCCAGTTAGTACCAAAGCGTGAGTTTTGGGATGGATAAGTACCATCGCCAAAATTTACTCAGGAGGTATCTATGACACGCAGAACTCAATTCTCCGGTTCAGCTTCAGGTCGTCGTCGTGAACGTCGTGCTCACCTTCAGAGTGAAGCCAGCGTTAGCGCTGAAGTGTTGCATCGACCTACTCCAAGCCGCGTTGTGTTGCAGTGCAAACGCCCAGCAGCTGACCGCGTAGTCAAGGCTGTTGAGACCGAGACGGAATATCACAAGCAGATTCTGGCCGGTGCCTCGATGTATGTAGAGCACCGCATCAGCACCAAATACCAGAAGGTCAGCAATGAAGCTGGTCGTCAGATTCACGCAGTGCAGAAGATGCGCGGAAAGAGCATTCCACTCATTTGATCCGTCATCTCCCCTTCTCTGCGTGACAGGCATGAGAGCACATCAGTGTGCTTACCGGAGATAGCTATTTTTGCAGCGCGCTATCGCAACTCAAAAGACATCGTAACGGCTCGTTGAAAAACAGGAAAACAAATGCGTGTAGATAACGAAGTATTGAACGTACTCAGCGCCAGTCAGTGTGAAGGCAATAATTTAATTCTCACCGGACAGCTTGACCGAAACCTCTACACCCGAACCAATAAGGTGATTGAGGCAGCAGGAGGAAAGTGGAATCGAAAAGCGAAGGCGCACGTTTTCGATATCGACGCATCCGATCGCATTGAGCAAATCATTCTTACCGGCGATGTAGTGGTGCCGAAGGATGATTTTGAGTTCTTCCCGACCCCGCCAGATGTTGCGAAGCACGTAATTCGCCTGGCAGACGTTCGGGATGGAATGAAAGTACTTGAGCCCAGCGCAGGTCAAGGTGCCCTGGCTAAGGCTGCTCACGACGCCGCAGCAAATGTGATGATTGATATGTATGAGCTGATGCCAGCCAATAATGAGGCATTGCATGCTCTGAACCTTCGGTTATCAGGCATTGGTGACCCTGTCGATTTCCTTAGGGTTGAGCCAGCGCCTATTTATGACCGCGTAGTAATGAACCCGCCGTTTGGTCGTCAGGCTGATATCAAGCACGTAACTCATGCCCTGAAATTTTTGAAGCCGGGCGGCCTGTTGGTATCAGTCATGGCTTCATCGGTGACGTTCCGCAGCAACAAACTAACTACTGATTTTCGCCAACTGATTGAAGAGCGCGGCGGCCACATTGAAGAGCTGCCAGAAGGCGCATTTAAGTCATCAGGGACGATGGTTAATACGGTCATTGTGAGCATACCCGCACAGGTCGCTTAGGCGGCCTTTTTCACATCTGGAGGCACCATGATAAGCACTGGTAATTATATTTTCGGTTGGCTGGTGATTGGTGTGTTGATGGGGCTGGGGTTTATAGCAGGAGGGGGTGTATGAGTAAAGAGACAGGTGGAGCAGCATTTCCGCTGCCGATGGGAAGTGAAACGGTAGAAGGCTGCGAGGGAATGCAGTTGCGTGACTATTTCGCAGCTAAGGCTTTGCCACTAATCAATGGTAATGGAAGTGTGGATGAGTATGCAAAGGCAGCTTATGACATGGCCGACGCAATGCTCCGCGCCCGGGGCCAGTAACCACTAACAGGAGAAGAGGATGGAATGGATTAAATCTAAAGATAAGCTGCCTGATGATAGCCGTTATGTTCTTGGGTTCAGCGGCCCATCAAAACGTCCATTCGTAGTATGGCATGACGGGCAGCAGTGGGTTGGTTTAAGCAATTACACACCGCAGGTAAGCTTTTGGTGTGAGATACCTGAATTACCCGATGAGTGACACCGTAAAGCTGTCTGCTTAGACGGCTTTGAGGTGCTACGCATGGATATTTAACAGGAGATATGAGAATGGCAACGATTAAAGAGGCGAGTAAGTATCACAGTAAAGAGGTCGTTATTGATAGTGATGGCGACCTGGTTATCTGGCATGGCGATGAAAATGTAGTTTTAGATAAAGAGCAGGTGATTCACTTAAAGAAGCTTATTGATAAGTATTTAGAAGCTGGAGATGTTGATTAGCAGCGCAATGGCTTGTCACGACAGGCCATGACGGTGCTACGCACCATACGCTTTAGAGAGAGAATCGTTTCATCCTTCTGGCCTGCGCAATGCGGGCCATTTTTTTGACACCAACCTAACCAATTCAAGGAACCCACGATGATGAACTATGCCATCGCGGGCGGCGCCATCGTGGGCGCTGCTCAGCTAAACGAATCACTGCTCGACACCATTACACGCCGTCTTCGTGCGAGCTTACGCAGCCTGATCGACACACTTAACCAGAAAGGATATCCGCTATGACCATTATCCCAGTGAACGGAACCATTCTGGTTCAGCAGGGCTGCAGCCACTTCAACAAGCTCTATGAAGAGGCCTTCCCGGACACAAAGGAAGGTATGCACAAAGCCTGTGAGTGGGCTTCTGAAATTGCCCTGGGCTGGCACAACTGTCAGGACGAAGACTGGAACAAGAGGTTCAACAACCATGCAGCATGATGATGATGATTTTGTCGCACTGATGCGCGGCATGCTTGGCGAGTTAGCTGAGCCAATGACATATGAGCAGGCTGCAATGGATGCGGCGGCTGATTACCGTACGGAGCGACAGGCAGAGAGAATGGGGATTAACTGATGGGTACAGCAACGCTAATTCTCGGTGAGTCAGGCACTGGTAAATCTACCAGCCTGCGCAACATCGATCCCAATGTGGCAATGCTGGTTAAGCCGGTTGGTAAGCCGCTGCCATTCAAATCAAAGGACTGGCTCCCGTGGGATAAAGATAAAAAGACAGGGACTGTCGTAGCCACCGATAAATCAGATGCCATCGTGAACGTCATTAAATGGGCGCATCACCTTGGCAAGCGGATCGTAATCATCGACGACTTCCAGTATGTGATGAGCAATGAATTCATGCGCCGTTCCGAAGAGAAATCCTTCGATAAATTTACCGAAATTGGCCGGCACGCATGGGACATCATCAAAGCTGCTCAGGATGCGCCGGATGACCTTCGCGTTTACTTCATGGCTCACACAGAAGAGACGCAGATGGGCCGCGTGAAGATGAAGACGATCGGAAAGATGCTGGACGAAAAAATCACCGTCGAAGGCATGTTCACTATCGTTCTGCGAACGCTAACACGTGATGAGCAATTCTTCTTCACCACCAAAAATAACGGTGCCGATACGGTCAAGTCACCGATGGGCATGTTTGAAACAAACGAAATCGACAATGACCTGGCTTTCGTGGATGCGACTATCTGCGATTACTGGGGATTATCAAATGTTCACAACCTGAAGGAATCAGCCGCATGAGTAATGTGATTTTCACCTACAACCAAGAAGCAGCATTAACCGCCGGTCAGGGCGGTTTCATCAACGAGTCTGGCGCATACGTCCTGACTATCACGGAGGCCGCCCTGACGACCTCTCAGGGCGGCGCTAAGGCTATCGAGTTCTCTGGTGAGTCAGATGACGGGCGCAAGGTGCAGTACCTCAGCGTCTACGTGTTCAAAAAAGACGGCAGTGACAACACCTTCGGCGTGAACATGATACACGCCATCATGGGTTGCGCCGGCGTGAGTCATCTAACCAATCAGATGAAGGATGCGAAGACATTCGTGGCGCCTGAGTTTGCAGGCAAGAAAGTTGGCCTGGTGCTCCAGAAAGTCCTTCGCAGCAAAAATGACGGCTCAGATACTTACGGTCTGGAGATTCGCCTGCCATTCATCGCACAGACCCGCCAGACGCTTCTGGAGAAGGCCGAAGGCAAGAACGCTGAGGCGGTCGATCGCATGGTTGCCGGACTGAAAGACAAGGATGAGCGCAAGAAGGGTGCGAGCGGAAACAGCCCTGCCAGCTACGGCGACTACCATCAGCATGATGATGGATTTACTCCATTTTAAGGAAGAATATGAACCACTTAATGTTAGACCTCGAAACGATGGGTAATGGCACCTACGCCCCTGTCGTTTCAATCGGAGCAGTATTCTTTGAGCCAGCATCGGGCGAGACCGGAGATAAGTTTCAGGTAAACATCTCTCTGGAGTCGTCAATGCGTCATCGCGCGAGGCCCGATGCATCAACAATCATGTGGTGGATGAGCCAAAGCGAAGAGGCGCGCAGTTCGCTACTCGAAAGCCCTCAAGAGCTTTCTACGGCACTTTCGCGCTTCAATGATTTCATCTTCGAAAACACGAACAGTAGGTTTGTTCAGGTATGGGGAAATGGAGCGTCGTTTGATTGCGTCATCCTTCGCAGCGCCTATCAGATGACAGGGCAGAATCCGCCATGGAATTGGTGGAACGATCGGGATGTGAGAACGATGGTTGAAATGGGTAAAGCAATTGGCTTCGACCCAAAGCGAGACATGCCATTCGAAGGCACACGTCACAACGCGCTTGCCGACGCCATCCATCAGGCACAATACGTATCAGCATCTGGCAACGCCTCATTAAATAACACCCACCAATAAGGCACCGACCATGAACCTCACCGAACCTTCGGCGGACTCTGCACGACCTGATGAAACGCAATCACAGCGCCTACATCGGCTGGCTATGCAGGACGCACAGCAGCAGATTGCCGCCCGGTACGGTGAGCGGTGCCGGATTGAATCACGCACGAAGGAACAGACGCGAAAGTTAATCCAGAGCACTACTGAAAGGCGGCTGACCAAATACGTCGAGCATCAGGAAGCAATTGAGAGAAACCGACTCCAGCCCGCTGATGTTGCTGCAAGCGATGTAAACAACGTCTATCCGGAATGGACTGCTCGCCGCTACCACGGCGACTAACTATTTTCGCCGCGGCATTGAGCCTGACAGCGGCATAAGGGGTAAGAGAATGAGTAATTACTACGTATCAGGATGCGTTGCCGATGGTGACGATGTGTCAACGTGCGATGACAGTGTCGCGCAGTTCTGGACGCTGTATCACCGCAATGAAGAAGGATTGAGCGAGGGCATTATCGACTGCATGTTTCGTGAGGATGCTGAGGCGGCGATGCGCGTTTATAAGGAGCGTGACGCGCTGGCCGCGCTGACTGCGCCGCCGGTTAAGTTGCCGAACAAGGAGCATATCTTTCCAGGATGCGACACGCAGCAAATGACCATTTTATTGACGCACAATGCCGCTATAGATGGATGTGCAGAAGCCATCCGCGCAGCCGGTTATAAGGTGGAGGGTGGGTGATGGAAAAGCAAAACCGCTATATCTACCACTACTGCGCTGCTCAGGATAACGCAACTGTTTCGGGCATTGCACAAATGACATTCAGGATCGTTTCTCAAGATGATTTGAATAAGTTGAAGGAAGTAGTCAGGCAAGACCTGTCATTTAAGGCTGTAGCAATAACATCACTTTCTTACTTAGGTAGAGAGCATGAGGATTTCGCCGCTCAACTCCGCGCAGGAGAGCCATCATGACCGCAGAGCAGAAGCAGGCAATGATTGACTGGCTTGAGGAAGGCGTTGCGTGCAGCGATGAATATGGCTTCAGCGGCAACATCCTTAAATCTATGAAAGTCGCACTCTCCACCCTGACGGCGCAGCCTGTAGCGTGGATTTCTTCGGGAGAGTACGCGATTTTGAGTCGGCTAAAGAAGCACGCAGCCGTCGAAGTTGGATTATTTAATGTGCAGCGATTCAGTGATGACAAACCTCTTTTTGCCTCAGCGCCCATTCCAACCGGGTGGAAACTCGTACCTATTGAGCCGACAGAGAGAATGGTGACTGCTGGATTTGAGTCCGAGCCGGTTGAGGAGTTCAGCGAACCAGAGGTGTGGGAAGCATTCCAAATGATGAGCGGATGCCAGCAGGCAGCCTATAAAGCTCGCCTTTGCTGGTCAGCAATGCTCGCCGCAGCACCCTCCCCGCACGAATAAGCGATATACTCCCCCACAGGAGGACATCGCCATGTCACACAACTTAGCAGCACGCAGCAGAGAAGAGCGCGACAGGATTAACGTTGATTTAGCCGCATCAGGAGTAGCGTACAAGGAACGTATGAACCAGCCTGTAATTCCGCATGAGGTTGAGATGCAGCAGCCTGAGAGCCAGCGTGAGTATTTCAGGGAGAGGTTGCAGCATTACAGGAACGTTGCGCTGAAGTACCCGCGCGGCACTGACCCGGTTTATCAGAAGGAGGAGAATAAATAATGCCAGCAGGAATGCCAGATAAGTGTCCTAAATGCGGTAATACTTATTTAGAAAGGCAAAAAGATAGGGGCATGGATACAGGTGACTGGTTTTGCTACCAGTGCGAATCTGTTGGGGAGATTGTAAGGCCGCCATTAAGCACACCCAAAAAAGAACCTAATTAACATCTATAACCTGCTCCGGCAGGTTTTTTTACGCCCAAATTTCGGAGATGAGTATGGCTATTCAAGTGCCTAAATTCGGTTTTCAGGAGTACGTGCCAGACAAAAAAGACCTGTGCTCTTTATGCGGCTCAAATGTAGGCGAGCACCTGTTAGTGCAATGTAAAGACGATATTCTCATTTGCCCTGACTGCATTGATTTGCTGGCCTTCCTAAGGAGGCAGAAGCAAGCTGAACGCGATGAAAATACGATTCAGGCAATGCTAGTTATTGAGTCATCTATGCCAGACGCATACCAGCCACGCGAGCTATTTGAAGCTCTAATTAAGGCTGTTAGGGATAACAAGATACCCCGCATTCACGTTGATTTTTGAGGTGATGATATGAGTTTCGCAGATATTTTAGACGAGGCCGCAGAACGCGAGCAGCAGATGATTGAGATTGCCCTGGCTAACCGGCCTAAGCCCACGATGGAGTTTACCGGCACCTGTCAGAATGGTGATTGCGGCGAGAAAGTTGATAAAGGCTTCTTCTGCTGCCCGGAGTGCAGAACCGATTACGAGCGTATTGAGCGCGCTAAGCAGCACAGGAGAGTGGCATGAGCATTGAGTGGAATGGAGAGGGCCTGCCGCCGGTTGGATGTGAGTGTGAGGTAAAAGCCGAGGATTTTTACGAATGGACAAAAATCAAGGTAGTTTATGTCCATAACGGAGAGATTGCTGCTGTTACTTCCTCGCCCAATACATATTTAAACGATCGCATAGAAAAATTCTCTGCTGGATATAACGCGGCTGAATTTCGACCACTCCGCACCGAAGCAGAGCGCAAGCGTGAGGAGGCAAAGCATGCCATCGCTGAACTATGCAGGTCATCTGCAAGTAACGGACACAGCGCCGACCTGATTTACGACGCCATCGCCGCTGGCAAAATCCCCCACATCACCCTGAAGTAACCCCCACCCACCCTATTCACTATCGCGCTCTGCGTGAGGAGTTGTTATGTCTGAAGAAGAGCTACTGGAGAACGCCGCCAGAGCTGCCGACATGCGCACTTTTGGATTCGATGCGCTTGGCAACATACTTATCGACCCTGTCGTTTACTCGCCATGGAATCCACTAACAAGGACCAGCGATGCGCTGCAATTAGCCCGCGAGATGGATATGAATATCCACTATGGCGAGAAAGTGATTCTCATCTCTGAACCGGCGGGAGCATGCAGCCAGGTAGTTGAGGTTGACTGTAGCGACCTTGAGCTCCTAACCAGAAAGGCGATCACCCATCTTGCCGCTCATGTTGGTAAAAACATGTGACCACCACCTGCGACGACATCACCCCGGCAGACATCATCACTGATATCTGCCTTTTTATTGCCCTAATCATCGCATTTATCCGCGGTAAGCCGCCAAAGGAGTAGATATGGAAAATGTTGTTCAGCTAATGCCCAATAAATGGGTGTCCGAGGCCGTTCTTACCACAGTAACCGGCATGACCAAGCACATGATTCAGCACGCGCGCCGGTCAACTTGGCTTGAGGGGAAGGAGTATCGCCATGTGGCTCCCGACCTCGCGCCAAAAGAAAACAGCCCGATCATGTACTGCCTGCCAGAAATAAATAAATGGATTGAGAAACAGCGCCCGGCGATCCGCCGCCGCATTTCTGCTTAAATGGACTCCCTTTCAACAACGAGGAGCAGTGATGGCTAAATACCCCACAGGCGTAGAAAACCACGGAGGGTTTCTGCGCATATGGTTCATTTATAAAGGTAAGAGAGTGAGGGAAGGTCTGGGATTGCCAGATACACCGAAAAACAGGAAGGCAGCAGGAGAGCTGAGGGCTTCTGTTTGCTATCAGGTAAAAACCGGCACCTTCAGTTATCCAGATCAGTTTCCAGGCTCTCCGAACGCCGGTAAATATGGCGTACAGAGAAGGCTGGTGACACTGGCTGAGCTGGCAAACAAATGGCTTTCAGTTAAGGAAATGGACCTTACCGCAAACGCACTGAGGCATTACAGGTCATACGTTGGATCATGCCTGGATGTAATCGGCCATGAAAAGATGGCTGACTCAGTGACGCAGGAAGACATCCTGATTGCAAGGAAGGAGATGCTGACGGGAATACAGCGGCCGCGAGGAAGGAACCCGGCACCTACCGGAAGAGGCAGAACGGTGCCAACGGTGAATTCATACTTCGCCTGTCTGAAAGGGATGTTTTCGTTCGCCGCCGCCAATGGCTATGTGCAGAGAAACCCGATGGAGACTTTTTCTCCTCTGAAAAAATCCAGACCAGCCCCTGACCCGCTGACCCGTGAGGAGTACGCAAGGGTGATCGCCGCCTCTCCCACCGAGCAGATGACAAATCTCATCATCCTGGCCGTAAATACCGGTATGCGGCATGGAGAGATTATCTCTCTGGCGTGGGAAGATATTGATACTGTGGACTGGACGGTGAAGATAGTGCGCGGGCAGTCGATGACGAATTACTTCAACCCGCCGAAAACAGACTCCGGCATCAGGACCATTCAGCTGACCGCCCCTGCCATTGAGGCGCTGAAGTCACAGATGGTGCTGACGAGAATGGGACAGCAGCATGAGGTAACGATTCATCTGCGGCAGAAGGAGGCGACGCGAACAGACCTGTGTACTTTCGTGTTTTCACCGAGGATCACAACCCGTAATGGTGGGACGGCAGACTGGTATACATCAGGGACAATCAACGCCGCCTGGAGAACGATGCTGAGGAAGGCTGGTGTCAGAATGAGGAAGTCATATGAAACGCGGCATACTTTTGCATGCTGGGCACTTGCGGCCGGAGCCAACCCTAACTTTGTTGCTCACCAGATGGGGCACTCTTCGGCGCAGATGCTTTACAACGTTTACGGTAAATGGATGACCGAGAATAATCACGATCAGGTCGCTCTCCTGAACGCTGATTTTTCACAAAATGCCCCACCCATGCCCCACAAGAAAACCGCTTAATCATAACCTTCTGTATTTATTGAAACTTTCCACATCAATACTACTTGCTATCGATGAACTGTATCGAACTGGCGCGCAGTTTTGTCTATCTGGCAAATCAGGGAGTGACACTGGATGGCAGCCGGATGATTACCCCTCGCCAGGCGCGGCAGATTAACGCCCTGATGATCACCAGCGGCATGTATGATGGCGCGGGCGAGTTTGCCTGGCGCGTCGGCATGCCCGCCAAGTCAGGCGTTGGTGGCGGGATCATTGCGGTCATTCCGGGAGAGATGAGCATCGCGGTCTGGTCACCAGGGCTCGATAGCGCGGGCAATTCGCTGGCCGGAACCGCCGCGCTGGAGTGTCTGACCGATAAACTGGGCCGTTCGATTTTCTGA